CTGCGCCAACGGCTGTTTTGCGCGCGCTGCGTCAGCCACTTTCACCCGAGCGTCAGAGCACTGTTCTGCGCTCAAGTGCCATTCAACAGTTTGAATTGCGCGTGCCCCGTTGTGGTCGAAGGCCAGGGTCGTGACGACGAGCGCCCAAATCACAGCACACCCACCCACTTCAGGAGCGGCAGCCCAAACCGGTCAGCGATGACCGCCACCACCACACACAGACCTGCTGTTTGCGGATCGGCTTTAATCGCCTTGAGGCGGTCGCCCCACCACGGTTTTTCGCGGGCGAACTCTTTCCGTAGCCGCTCGGCCTGCGCATCAAGAGCCGCTTGAAATTCTTCGTTGGTCATGGCTCAGCTCCTAAGTATTGAAGGGCAATATCGAGATATTTGGCGACTTCACCAAGGCCGTTGTAGCCACCATTGATGACTCGGCGGACTTCGTTCCATTTGCCCTCTACAGCCAGCTCGTTACAGCCGTTGGCCCGCCAAAACCGACACGCTGAAACAACCGCGCCATCAGGCTCAAGCAGGATGTCCGGCTCGCTCACAACGTCAACGCCCCAATCGTTTGCCAGCGCTGCGTAGTTGTCTTTGAATGTCGTCTGAATCAGCCCGCGCCCGCGAAACGTCCAGCCGTCACCGCTGTTCTCATCACCATTGCCGCCCCGATTGGCATACACCACGTTGGCAATTTCTATTGGCTTCCGATGAAGCCGCAATGCCAGCGCATTCGGTGGGCCACCTCGTTTCCCGGTTGAGCTGAAGCGATTCCACGTGTTCGCCAGCCCTTGTGCTGAGTAGTTCAGATTTTCAATAACTGCACTGAATTGAGCGCTTTCATGCGCACAGTTCGCAAGGAACGCAGCAACTTCACGAGGCTCATCGATCCCCCATGCCGGGCACGCTTCTGCGAGCAATGGCGCATACAAAGCTGAAGCGCTTTGTGTCGCGCCCAGCGCTCGCAGAAAGTCGGTGTCGATCACAGGTTAGTCAAATTTTCCGGCATTGCCAGTGCCATTAATTGTTGGCTGCGCCAGCGGAGTGACCCCGCGTGACGCTGGTTTTTCAGCAAGCGAACCGCTGCTACGCAACTCGCGCAGCGCTTGAAGGAATCCGCTCGCTGTATCTTCCGGCGCGCGTATGGCGCGGTCGCGAAAATTCAAGATGATTGAAAACAAAGCCCATGACAAAGCGCCGATTACTGCTGCGGTGAACCCGACCAGCATATCGGCCTCAAATGGCGTGTAGTCGACAAGGCTGAACGAGTCAGAAAACTTGTCTGCCGACCTGATCAAAAGCGGGGCCAGCGGAATCGAGAATCCAAAAGCTACCACCAGCATCAGGAACATTTCAATGCGTGATTTCGGCAACCGAAGGCACATGACAATCGCCGCCCCAATGCCACCACCGACCGCAACAGCCACCGGCGAGACGGCTGCCGCTGCCACGCCTTTTGCTGCGGCCACCCCCGCGGCTGCGCCGGTCATCGTTGGTTCTGGCATAAAGTTTGTCCTGTCCATAATCCGTTAGTAGGTTTGGTATCCGGCGCGCATACTGATCAGCTCATACGCGCCGTTTTGTCCGGGCGAATATGGAATGACAAACAGCCCACGCGCATGCGCTCCATGCCGCCCATTCCATGATCGAGTCGCTTCACTGAGCAGTAGTCCAGCCTCATCGAAAAGCGCGTAGTGAACGACCCCACTCTGGCTGACAGACAGCATGACTCGATATGTCAGGTTGCGATCAAGCGGGCCAAAGGCCGTCGGGCAGTCAAGGGTTTTTCCGGGGATTTCAGCGCCGTAACTTTCGAAGTTGACGGCAATGCCCTTGTCAAGGCACTCGCCAGATTCGCCAACTACAAAGCCATCGGCAACGGGTACCAGCCCCGAATCGAAGTAGCGATACAGATCACCCAGCCCGATAGCCAGGTGCGCGCTATTTTTCGCGTCGAAACCATCAAGCCTGAAACGAAACTCTAACCAGTGAGTACCGCGTGATGGAATCTCACGCATGGCGATCAAGTAACCAGTCTGCACTTTCTGAATCCGGAAAAATTCGACTGGTTGCGACTGGATAGCGCCGCTGAGATTGGCGCTACACGTCAAGACGAACAGCGCGACAAGAATGATCATCTTCATACGAAAACAACCTCCTGACACGCCGTCCCGCAGACCATGTGTGTCGCGGATGACGCGCCCGCCTCCAACTTGATAGCGGCAGAGTACGGTGCAGTTACAGCAACCGGCCCGTAGCTGAATACATTTGTGCCACCACTGCTACCGGTGGTGAGCAGGTTATTCACTACCCCGTAACTATTTGCCGCGCAGCTCGCGCTTCCACCAAATGATGCGCCGCCGAAAGAAAGCGTGAATGGGACGTTGGTCGCTCCCGATGGAGCGGCGACAGTGAAAGAGTAATCCGCACCTGTTTGTGTGACATTGAGCGTCAGACAAGTATTGCCCGTGACCGTTACCGGCGTCGGATTGCAAATAGTCACTGGATTCGAACCGGCAGGAACAAAGCCCCAATCGGTGCTATATGACGACGATTGACCGGTAGCGGTCGAGAACGTGAACACGCCACCAACAGGAATCGTCAAGACCGGGCTGGTCGTGTTTACGGTTCCGGTGCCGACCAATTGGAAGGTTTGTCCAACAGGCCCGGTAAGCGAAACCTCAAGCAGTTGATCGGCAGCATTGAAGTTGGTAAACGACGCTGGCGTGTAAGCGCTGCTGCCTTGCAACACGCGCACAGACTGCGTAGCGCAGCTTGTTGCCGATACCGCAACCCGATGTGTGATCGAGCACGGGGGACACGTTGCGCTGCCGCTGCCGGTAAACGTAATCGAATACGTGCCGGATATTGTCGGCGTTCCAGACGCGGTTGCTGACGACGTTCCCGACGCCACAGAAACGCCCGGCATTGTGCTTGTTCCAGTGACGACAGTTGTCCCGATGAAATCTTGGGTAAACGAGAACGGAATTCCAACCATCGCGGTCGCAGTGCCGGTAACCGTACCGCCGCACGAATAATTTGTCGGAACCGGCGAGAATGTGTCCGCGAGACTCGGGCAGCCAGGCGCAGGCGCGGGAGGAGGCGGCGGAACAGGCGGCGGCGGGGGCGGCGCGGTGCCCGCACAATTCCAGTTGACAGTTACCGGAACGACGGTGCAACCACTTGCGCACCCTGATATTTGGGGCGTCAGCACATATTGATGCGTTGCAGTGGCGCTGGCAGTGGTGTCCTGATAAACGCCCGACGCTGCGCCTGACGCGTTCGTGTTGACCACAAACGAGCCGACGTTGATCCCATCGCGCACCACCAGCACTGTCAAAGCGCAGTTTGCGATAGGCGACGATCCGGCGAGCTGTCCGAATGTCCAATTGATGTTGGCGGTTGTCATATCTTCCCTACGGGCAACGCGTTAGAACAACGCTGCCCAGCTTGAATCGATACTTGGTTGACGCATTGAATGACCACGATGCAATGCCAGTCACAGCAAGTGACACGCTGCCGCATCCACCGAACGACCAAAGCTGCCCGCTGGCGGGAACCGATGTCGGGCCATTTAGCAGCGTCCACGTAGCGCCGTTGTCAATCGATTGCTCAACGGTGTACGAGGCCCCAGCATTGGACGTTGCCGTCAATACAGGGACGGAACCACCGCCGTCACACGCGCCAAGCGCGATGCAAGATGCCCCTACGTTTGGAGGCGGCGCAGGCGGCACCGATGTCGTCGTACAGGTGCCAGCGGTAGCGGTCAGTATTCCGCCGCACGTGTTTGTCGTTCCGGCAAACACATCGAAATCGATTCGCGCAGGGGAAACGGTGCACCCTGCACAACTACCGCTTCTCGAAAATGGACGGTAGTTAAAGTCTCGACCAATAACCGCCGCCGGGAAAAGTAGACCGCCTGCCGGGGAGTAAACCGGAGCCGATGCGGTAAGCGTGAAGTCACCAAAATCGAGCAGCGTATTCCCCTCGTACAGCTTGAACAGCACCGAACAGTCTCCGGTTGCCCCCATCAGCGTGTACGTTTGCGGCGACGAGACGCCAGCCGTGAACTGATGAGCAGCCATCGACCAAGTGACGGCGCACCCGCTTTGTGGTAACACGATTCGTTTTTGCGACGGGACGCTCGGAGAGCATGCGCTTAAGCAGTTTTGTTGCTGCGCAGACGGCTTGAACACTAAAACCGAACCGGCATCAGCGGCGTCTGCCGTGTAGACAAATCCGCCGGGCTTGACGTTAATTTGTAATTGCGTGAGCGGAACAATTCCCGGCACCATGTAGGGTGTTGTTCCATCCGACTCAAACACATCAAGCGACAGCGTTGTATCAGCGGGACAGCTTGTCGGCGGCGTGAACCCAACGGTTACCGATCCGCCCACAGTGATGAGCGACGGCGTAATCGACCACTCGTAAACGCATTGAGCGTTACACAAATCCGGGCGATAACAATCATCAACGATAACCAGTTGCCCGACCACCTGGATCGCAACACAACCAGTTTTATCGACCAATTCAATCGTTACCGGGAACCCAGTTGTCCGCTCCGGAGATTCAGAAAAAAGGCACAGGCGGCTGCCGATCAAGGCCACATCGAACCCGTCCGGGATCATGTAATCGCCGACAGCAAAAGCCGTCGATGGAATCGTGATGCACGCGTTGTACTTGTCTCGTACGTTACCGGGCGGCAATGTCCACGCCAGATCAGTCGTCGGCGAACAGCCTACGGGAGGCGTCGTCGACTCAGCAAGTGCAAGGGTCGTTAGCTTCCCATCGACACAGGCATCTGCGGCAAAAGTTCTCGGTATCGTACCGTTGACGCCGCGCGCCAGAATGGTCACTACGCCAGCAACACAGGCACCGACTTTTATTTCTTCAGAAATGCCACCAGATCGAATCGTGAGATACGTATGATCGGTCGCCACGATTGACGCGCATATCAGCGAGGCCGTCGCCGCATCAACGGGTAAGGTAGTCGCCGTCTGCGTTAGCAGCGCGACAAGCTTGGTTTCAAGCGTTGTGAGCGGTACATAGGCCATGCTCAAATTGTCTGCATGCAGCCATTGGCACGGTACGAGGCGTCAGTTAATCCTGTTCCACACGGAACCATCAGACATGAACTGCTGATGCTGGCCGTAGGTTCCGAGCGCTGCGAGCGTCGTCGTAGCGGCAAAGGTGCCTGCGGTGGACTGTACGTTTCCACCAGTGCTGTTGATGGTGACAGTCCCGGTGCTGCCGGAGAAGCGCTTGATGATGTAGGCTCGGCCACCGTTAGACGCCGCCGCAGGAAGCGTGATCGTCACCGCCGTAGCGCCATTGTTACAGTTAACCATGTAATGCAGTGCAGTCAACGTCAATGATCCGGTCGGGCTGGCAAATGCGAATTTCCCTGACTGCGCACCAACCATTTGCGACCAGTTTGTTCCATCAAACATCAGCTTTGTATGCGCCGTAGGAACAAGTGCTGGCACCGGGCTTGTTGCCGACGCCGCAACCCACAACGTCGCTGTACCCGTGTTCATTATCATGAGCATTTGACCGGCCGCAGCCGCTCCCGCTGTGGGGATAGGTATCGTTACCTGCACGCCATCGGTGGTTTGCGCGACGGCAATGGCCGACGCTACGTCTACCGTAGCGGCGGCTGTCCCAATAACGCCGTTGGCAGCGAAGTTACCAAGTACCAGCGTTGCCGCTTGCAGTGGGTCAGTGCAAATCATTATGCCAACGGAACGATGTCAAACGTAATATTTGCCACTACCACAGGGTTGCTGATACCGATGACGTTGGCGGTGTCTGCTGCCTTGTTTCGCTTGAACACCACTTCCGTACCAGCCGCGTTGTAGGCCCGAAAAATTACACTGCTGAATTTGCCCGCTGGCATCGCTAAATTGTGGGTCACGACCGACGCGCCAGCGACAACGGATGCGACCAGAACGGATGCGCCCATGTTGCGCAAGCCGACGCTGAGGCTCGCCCACGCAGTTCCATCCCAACGGAAGCTCGCCATCGTTCCCGGCGTGAGCACAAGCCCACCGACGGTAATCGACTGCGTTGATGCGCCCGAGTTGATGTAGTTCAACTCAAGGCCAGCCGTCGTATCGGTAGGAGATGGAAGCGTGACCGAGATACCAGCCGTTGTCTGTGTCACCACAAACGACGACGCAATATCGACGGTTGCCGCAGCAGTGCCAATGGCACCATTGGCGGCAAAGTTGGCTTGCGCAATGGTTGCCAAGCCTATGTTGTCATTGATTTGCATGATTTTCTTTCAGTTAAATAACGGTAATCTGCGCAGAAGCGCATGCGGTTGGGACAAAAACCGATACTGCATTTGCCGTCTCCGCGCCAGGCATAACCCGGACAGCGATTTCGGCACCAGTAACGGCATCACGGACGGCGACCTCAGTCGCGAACGGGAACTGCAAATTCAGGTTGTGCGCGATCAGTTGCAAGCCAGCCACGAGCGGTTGCACGGTACGAAACTTGATTGCTCCACCGCCGGTTGACGAAGTTGGTGGGTGATAGCTTCCGCTGGTTGCCATCATCAGTCCTGCGTCAATATGCGCAGCATGCCGGTAGCTGATGCGCTGTAGGAGATGGAGGGAACGCGCACAAATACGTTGACACCGTAGTCGTAGTACGCGGTGAACGTGTCCGATTCACCCGGCAAGATCGGCTGTCCATCGACAAGCGCTGGCGTGGTGCCCACGTTCTTGAACGTCACGGAATTGAGCCCGGCGACCGTTGCCCCTGCATTGGTTACCGTGAGCCTGGCAACAGGCCGATTGATTACCGGAGCATCCACCGGCGTTGTGACTACGGACGGCAAACACGTACCGCGCCCAAAAGACGACGAGTCCATGTCGCGTTACTGTGTCACACGGTTTTTCACCCTCTTATTCTTTTTCACAGACCATTGGCACGGTACGGTGGGAGAGTCGTCAGCAGCAACCGCCCGCGTTGATGCTGATGTTGCTTACCAAGCACTGTCGCCCGATGTCAAGGTCAAACGTTGTGCAGCACTCATCTGCGATAAGCACGGATGCGCGCCAACGACCGCGTCGCATCTTGTGAAAGTCTTCTTCAACAATGACGCACAGCGTTCCGTTGCTCAGCGACTCATGAATGCCGTACTCCGCAGACTCAGACGATCCTACGCGCTGAAACGTAACCCTGCTATTGATCAGGTCGACTGCCACCCGAGCGCTACAACCGCGCCCCACATTGAAGCAAATCCGCTCAGGATCATCAATGATTGAAATAGGACGATTGCTCACGGTTTCCATTGTGATTCCTTCAAAAACGTGATCATGCTTTCACGGGCTTCGTCACTGAATTTCAGCGCCACCTTCACAGCCTCGTCCGGCTGCTTCCCCTTGATAGTTTCCGCCATTTCTTTTTTGGCGTCAGAGTATTCGCGCAGCCGCCCGCGTTCCTCTCGGTAGGAAATCAAGAGCGCCTTGTCCTGATCGGACGCATTCAACTTGTTGACACGCTCGGCGTAAAGGCGATCCGCTTGCCCACGCCGTGGCCGTGGCCCTGGCGGAATCTCCACGTTGAGACGCTTCGACAGCTCGTTCGCGTCGGCCATGCGCTCCCAATACACGGACTCCAGATAGCGCGAGTCTCCGCCTAACAGTCGATTGAGGCCGAGCGGTGCCAAAAACCGCCACTGGTCACGCAAATCTTCTGGCAATCCGCGTTCCGCCTTGTTGTTGGTTGCCGCTTTGATGGTTTCGGCCACCGGCCCAGCAACAACGGGGAAGCCCATGAACAGCTCACGCAGCACTTCAGGCGCGGCATCGAGGCCAGTCATTTGACGTAGCGATTTTGCAGTATCAACCCAAAGCGGTTCCGTACTCGTCTTTGCGTTTTCGCTGCGGAACTTCCCTTCAGCGTTTGGCTTCGCCAGCGGCGCACCAAACGCAGTCTTGTTGGCGATCACGTTCACCGCTGGCTTCACAACAGTCGGGGCCAGGGTGCTCATGAAAAATAGCGCCGGGTCTTTGGAAATCGGGACTTCCGAGTAGCCGGTCGGCGCAAATGCCTTGATCCATGATTTCGCGCTTTCACCAAGCGCCTCACCCGGCGAGTATCGACCTGATTCCAATCGCATCAAGTTGACTGCCGTTGACCATGCGAGTTGAGCCTTGCCGAATCCGATTGGCAACTTGAGACAAGCATCTTTGGCCCAGCAAATCGGGATGTTTCGCTCTGCCTCATTGGTGCCGCGCTGGTCAACCAGATTGCCGAGAATTTTTTCGTTTTCAGGCGGCTCACCACCGAAGCTTTTCGCCATTCCGTAGAACAATGCGCCAAGCGCTGTCAGCGCCAAGAAATCAACCCAGCCCTGTCGCGTGTGCAGATCGCGCGCAAGATTGCTGGCATCCTGAATCGTCGCATTCGAGAACGTATAGAGCGCCCGCACCATCGCCGTCTTCTTGCCTTTGTTGCGGAAGTTCATCAGGTCAAGCGTGTGGAATGCCGCGGCTTTTGGCTCGACGCCTTGCGCTCGCAATGCCTGATAGGACGCGAACGATGAAATCGTGTCAAACCAAGTATTCCATTCTTCTACCGCGTCCGTGACGACATTCGGAATGCGTCGGAAGCCAGCCGTCTTGCGCAGCTCCTTCATCGCATCTTCCTTGGATTTATTCAGGAAGTCTCCCCACGTGGACAGAGCGCCATCGCTCACGGCCTGTTTGAGGCTCAGGTACGTCGGCGATGGATTGGCGGGCGGCACCTTAAACGCCAAGTGCCAAGCGGCTTTCCACAGCTCGGGCGATGACGAATATTTCAGCAAGTCGTAGCCGAGCTTCTTGCTGTCAATGGCGACACCTTGAGCGTCCTTGTATCGACGCGCCCGCACTTGAACCGCTTTGGCCTGCACGTCGCGCATCATGTTGATTGGCGCAAAGGCCATGATCCACTGCGTCACACCCTTGGAAATCAGGCGTGTTGGAATGCTCATGGCGCGCAGCATGCCGTCCGGCTGCTCGATACCCTTATTGTAAATCGCGTCTTGTACCGACTGATCCTTGAACCGCACTGAATACCAGTCATTCGTGATCGGATCACGCACCGCCATTCCGCGTGGGTCAAGCTGTTGACCAGGCGACGTGATGCGCTCCGATTCAACGTGCTGCGAACCTTGCGGCAACCGGCTCATTGCCAGCGCTGCCAACTTGAAATCCTGCGACGCGATGCGGGCATGAATCGCGGCTCGCTTTGCCAGCGTGTTGACGTAACCGTTTTCAGCGACCGAATCACTGCCAACACCGTAGCCCTTCATGACCTTGGCGACCTGAGCATTCATGCTGTTGCTGAACAAATCGGTACGCACAAATTCAGTGAACGGATCAATCTCCGTATCGGCCAGATTCAACGGAACGTAGTTGGGATACTTCGCCAACAGATCGGCCTGCTGTTGCGCCGTCATCAACCTTGAATCCACCATCATCTGCAAGCCCTCACGGTTTGCAGCGATGAGAATTTGACGCCCTTCTTCGAGAAGCTTTTGTGACACGGTCTTTTCAATCGCAATCGCGACGGCTGCCGCCTGCTGATCGGTCAATCCAGCGGCCAACGTGTTCAGCCCTTTGGCGCGTAGCTGCGCATTGGCGTCGGGAACATGCTTCGCTTTTGCGTATTCGCCAACGGCAGAAGCCGCCTCACGCACATCCATGCCGGTAACGTCAGCAATCGCGTTGGCGTTGGCCTCCATCTTCTTGCGCAGGCCGCGCGCAAAGTCTTCGTGCAACGCATCGCGCTTGGTCAGGTACGTTTTAAGCGACTGCCACAGCGGAACATCAAGGAATGAACCGTAGACCTTTTGCAGCATGCGCGCCACGGGAGCCTGATAGTCAACCAAGCCTTCTTGTAGCGCCCACTTGTAATCAACGTCAGCCTTGGCGGGCAGCAACTCCACAGCTCGATTTGGAGCCGCAGCGTTGATCGCTTTTTGCAGTGCAGACCCAGCGTCACTGTTTCGGCTAAATGCTACCGAACCATTGCTGGATGAAGTAACGTCACCGTTTTGTGACGTGGTTGGCTCATTCGGTTGTTTGAATGCAAACGTTCCGTTGTCAGTTTTTGAGGCTTTGCCGCTTTTTACCAACGACTCCCAAAGCGCTCGCGCGGGGGCGGCGATTTCTAAAACAGACTCGCCGTTTCTTGTTCGCGGCTGTGTAGATCGAAGCGGATTACCCGTTCCCTCAATACTTTGCTGATTAACCCATTCGTAAATTGCAGAGCCAATGCCTTGCTTTTGCGCGGAGTCTGGGATGAAAATATTGCGTACAACGTATCCAGCTTTATCCTTGAAGACCGTCACCTCACCAGATCGTTTGTCACCGTTCCAGTAGTAGCTCGTGAATTTTCCTTCGGGCGTTTTGAAGTCATGACCAGCGTCAAGCTGTAATAGCTTGCGGATTTGACCTGCGCCCGAATTTACGTCATCGGCAGAGCGCCCGGTAGTGTTGCCGACGACGGTTTTATCGTTCGCCATTTCGTTCATTGTAGGGCGATTGAGTGCCGTTTTGCCGCCTGGCGCTTTCCACCCCGCCCACACCGTATCGTTCCCCGTCAGCATGTGAACGCCATCGGTCAGGCCGTTGCGACGAATCCCCGCGACAAAGTCAGCGATCATATCGTCAGTCCAGACAATTTTGATGCCCACTGCGTCAGTCAGCTTGCCAAGCCATGAGCGGATCAGGTCAACCAGTTTTCCCCACCCCTTGAGGTCGCGTGCTTGACCGTTCCCAGCCATGTCAGCAAGCGCTTCTTCAATGGCTTCGTCCAGCCCAATTCCATGCCGCGTCATCTGCTCTTGAGTGAGTTCGCGCAACGTGGCGTTTGTCGCGTACATTTCACTCAGAAGTTGCTTCGCGTCGCTACCAATAGTGTTGGCGAGCCCGCGATGAAAGCCCTCATGAAGCACCGTAAAGAGGAATTCTTCCGGTGTGCGGATATTGTCCGTCACAAGCCAGACACCATTGGTATCGTTGAAGTACGCGCCCCTGATTCCGCCGTCCGGCGCGCGCGCAAGCACGGCTTTGCGCTCTGTCTCGGGCATATCGGCGACAGAGCGCACGACGTTGATGCCGGACATTCCGGCCTTGGTCAGTTGATCGGTAAGCGCTAACGCATCATCGTGCGTGAACGGTAAGCCTACGCCGTTTCCGTCTCCGCGACGATACAAGACTCGCTCTTTTCCGTCGGTGGCAAGTCCAAGTTGACGCACGACAGATAGCGTCCGAGCCAGAATTGATCGGGATGTTCCCCGCGCTCCAGACTCCTCTTCGCTCGCCCGCCGTACCACGGACTTGAGGATTCGATGTCGCGCAGCCGTCGAGCCATAATCAGGCGTCGCTCTGCTTCCTCGGGCGGAAGTGGAGGCTCCCACGTCACTACGCCCGTTTTCGGGTCTACCGATACCGAGGATAGCCGATAGGGTCGGGGAGATGGGAGAGGCAATGTCATCCCTCAAATTCTCCGGGATCGCCTGCAAAACGTCAATCATTTTGTGAACGTTCCCGACATGATCGCCGTAGACCCAATCCAGTGCTTTGATGCCAAGAGTTGGATCACCCTGAACTTGTCGCGGGTGCGGCGCCAGATGCTCAGTCGTGCCGAACTTCAATGCGCTGTTCAGCATGTTCTCGGTACGGCGCACCATCGCTTTGTCGGACAGTCCATCCGGATCACCGATAAACAGATCACCGTTGTTGTGGGCATAGTTCGCGGCAACCGCGTAGATTTGGCTCCCCGACATGCCAGGGTTCATGCGCGACACATCAATCCACACGTCCCGCTGGTCAAGCGGCAATGATTCCGCATTTTTGCCGGGCAGTGTGGTGGACAATACCTTCAGGCTTCCCTGCTCGTCGCGCCCGTTGTCGTAGGAGCGCACGTCATTGCCGTAGGGGTTTGGGTCGCGCACCCACAGATTTGCCACGCCTGGCGCTCCGGGGCGGCTCAGCTCGTAAAGCTGCTCGGTGCCAAACTTGGATTTCTTCGTGACGACCAGTCCCGGCGCGATGACCTTTGCGATTTCAGTAAGGTCTTTGCTGTTTGATTTCGGGTAAATGAACAGGTCGGGCTCGCTGCCGAACGCTTTGAGGGCATCGGCCTCCGAAAGAAATGCGCGCTGAAACATCGGCATGCCTTGTGACGCATATTCGCGCATCTTGTCGGTGATGTCGAAGCCGGATTGCTTTAGGTTTTCTGCATTTTGCAGACGTACAGCCTCTACAAACGCCTCATCTGACGTATTGAATGTGCCGATGACACCCTGACCAGCACGTCCGCGCAACTCGAATTTTCCATTCTTAGGCCAAACGCCATAGTCAACAATGCCAGAAACCACGCCGGTGGTTGAGTTGTATTCGGCCTGTTTATTCAGGACAATTTGCACCACCTTCCCGCCGCCCAATCTCTTGAGCGCGTCATTAGCGACTTGCGGGACAATTTTGTCGTAGAAGGCTTTCATGCCTTCGCCGCCGACTTTGAGGTCGAGGCCGGATAGGGATCGACTGCCGGGTGTGGCGTCTTTTTTGCGTTGTGGAGCCCCTTCGCCGTTGACGATTTTTTGCGTCATGTCTTTGCCGATAAGGTTTGTCAGCTCATCGGCGGTGATGTCATTCTTCACTACGACGGTGCGACCATCCTTCTCGGCGTCAATCGAGTAGCGTCCATCCGATTCTTTGACATAGTTCAGGCGGTCGATCTGCTTTGATAAATCATATCTTTCCGCCGACTGCTCGCCATTGACCATCGCAACACGGTCGAATCCGTTGTCTACGGCGTAGCGGATCATTCGCTTGAGAGCGAGGCTTACCCATGCTTCGGTTTTGCCGACGAAAGGGGCGTTGGGAACCCTTGGCGCCTGTACGCTGCCTTGATAGTGCTCCAGTTTTTCAAGTGCGCCACGCTCAGTATTTGAAGCCGTGACGAATGCGCCAGTGCTATCCAGCACATGCCACTGACTGCCGACTTTTTTGATTGACAGCTTTGCCGTTTCTGGTGAGCCGAACCCCTTCTTCTTGCCCTCCTGCCCCCAATCCGACTGAATCTCTTCGATGAACAGTACTCGCTTGCCGTCTGCGTCGGTGCGCTCGTTGAATCGAATGTGGGCAAGGATGTTGGGTTGATCCCAGTGCGAGGATTTGAAATTCTTTTGAGACAGGTCGTCGCCGAATTTGCCGCGCAAAAACGCTACGGCTTCATCCTTTGTTTCAAATTGACCGAGCGCCTGCCGTCCGTCGTAGACAACATAGTATCCACCGGACATTGATATGAAATGCCCTTCTGCTGGCTGCGCCTTTGGTGGCAACGTCAACAACAGCTCGCGGTAGTTCTCTCCTCCCGGAAGTTGGTATTGACCGTATTTGGTTCCGGCGTCCAAGCTGCTCTCGTGCGACAAATACGCGGCTCGCAATTGGTCGGCCAGCGCCTTTGTTGCGGCACTCATGGCGCGCTGTTTTTCCTCAGTTAAATCATCGCGCTCTGCATCAAAAGCAAAGTCGGTTGCTCTAAGCTGCTCGTAGGATTCGTTAGCCGTCAGATGATCAACGAGCGCTTTATTTGCAGTTTTCAGTGCCGCTTTTGTTGCGGCGCTACTTCCCAGCTCCGTTTCCGTAACCTTCACGCCATTCGCATCAAGGTACTGCTGAACCTGTTCGCGCGAGACTTTCCCGGCTTGTAGATCAAGCCAATCCGTGATGCCGCTCCACTGGATTTCCTCTTGCTTGACGCCGAGTTTTGCCGCGTTGGATTTAAGCCACGCTTGCCACTGGTCGGCGGGCACAGTTTTGAGCGGTGATTTGCCAACAGCATCAGAAAGCGTTGAACGCCACAAAGGAGTGCCACTTGATCGCGAGAACATCGGTTGCTGACCCGCAGCGGCCCCTACGTCCGCCGTTCGGTTGCTGCCAGTTAGAGTGAATCCTTCAGGCGACGGTGCGTTGTCCTGCGCTGATTTAGCCGCAACATCGCGGGCTTTCTTGGCTTCGTCGGCGCGTATCTGCGCTTCAGATTGACCGGTGAGGTCGAGGGTGGGCCTAACTACTTCTGGCTGGCCTTCGCGCGTCGCTGCTTCTCCAGTTGCACGATTCGCTTCGCCTGATCCGGCGACAACTTTTTGAGTTTGGCTATCGCGTCCTGCAACTGCTTCGACTGAGGCTCGGGTTTCATTTTTTGTCCTGCTGAAATCTATGGCATCGAGAATAGCAAGTTCATGGTCGGAAAGCTTGCCAACCGCATCAATCGCCTCACCAAATCCGGGCATCCAGCCAAAGCCAGGCTCACCAGTTGCGCGATAGTGATCGTACTCCGCTTCCGAAATATCAATGCCGTGCGACTCATGAGCAACGTGTGTCGATCCATTTTGGAGTTCACGTTGGTACGAACGGGCATAGTCAACAAACCGTTGCTGCGATGTGGAAAGCGAAAGATTGGCGACGGCCCTATCTATCGCCACCTGCGCTTGCGCTTCACTAAGGGCACCACCCTGTTTCGGGCGGTTCGGCCAGAACTCAGATTTCGGAACCCACTTGCTACGCGTAACCGTCTCGCTGTTGACCGTGCCGTCAGCTCCGCGCGCGCGCTGCAACTGCCCGCCACGAATGGCCCAGCCAATTTCTTGCTTCAGGCCAGAGATGTCCACCGCCGTATCACCGCCATTTGGCGAGGGGATCGCTGCCGCTGATTTCTTGAGCGCCAGAAAATCGGCCTCACTCAATGGATTTCCAGCATCATCGACACGCGCACCCAGTGCCCAGCGTGGCGTCGTCGCATCGGTCGCGGGTTGTTGAGCGATCCGTTTGCGCGCCGCCTTGTATCGACCAGACAACTCGCCGCCAAGAATATCGGGGCGGTTCAAGCGGATCAGCGACTCATCGACTTCATCGCGTGTGTCTCGTTGGAAGCCCGCTTTCGGCAATCTATCCGTCTGCCCGGATCGAATGTAATCTTCGTATGCCGCTGCATGTTCGTTGGTCACCGCGTTGAATGCGGCCTTTGCATCGCCACCCGCGTTGACGCGGGCAACAACCTCTCGCGCCAGCCGGTCTGTGGCTTCGCGCGCTGTTTCCGCTGGGACGTAATTCGTCGCAGCTATTGGGCCGAACGCTACTGGCCCTTGCTGCGAAACTCCTGTGCCAACTGCTCCATCTCCAGCACTACTTCGCGCAAAGTTTGATCTTGTGGCATCAGGGCTGACAACTGGCGCACCTTGTACAGTTGCGCTTCCATCCGTGCCGATATTTTCGGCGTTGGCTTCTCCGGTAGTACGCCCGTCTGCCGAAACGCCTGTACCTGTCTCGGGTCGGTTGGTAATGTCTCCGTGATTCGCTGTTGCGGCGTCAGTGGCGGTCGCGACATTGGCGGGGCCGACTGTTTGAGTCTCGCTGCCAATTGCTGGAGCTGCTGTTGATTCATCGGGCACCTCAGCGCGTTGTTGAATGTATTGCGTGATTTCGTTCGCCAGATCGGGGGGCGCGGTAACGATCAGGCGCTCAAACGCCACGGGATCGTTTTGCGCCACCGCCCAATCAGCGGCTCGATGTTCTTTCGCCCACGCCGAAAAATTCGGCGCACCCGTTGCAAAGTCATTTTCTGGAATATCGGTAACCGTCGACGCGGCTACTGCTGTCGTCGATTCGGTAGCCGTTGCTGGCGATTGAGCGGCAGCAGATGCCCGGTCAATTTCTTTCAACTGCCGCTTTGCCGCAACGCCTTGCGCCACGTGAGCGATGCCCCCTGGTGCGGCGGCGAGAAAGCCAGCCTTCACACCAGCCTCAACGACATTTTGATACGGATCAACCGTTGCGCCCCCTGATGCGGCACCAGTGTTACCGAGATACGTTTCCGTCATTTCCTGCGGAATTTCGGTCGCCACCTCTTTCCCAGCGCCGGTCGCGATCCCTTTGATACCTACGTCGCGTGCCTGCTTGCGCAGCGCTGCAATAGTTTGCTCGCGCCCTGCATTGGCAAGCGCTTGCTCAACCGAGCCAAACTTGCCGACCGCAGCGCCCATCGCGCCGCCGATAGCGATCTTGCCGGGATTCTCCGTGTAGGATTGCAGCTTGACCGCCAACGCTTCCTTGGCCGTCTTTTCGTCGATTCCTGACGCTCGCATCGCGGCGTAACTTGGATCGGTCATCAGATCAGCGTCCGGCGTGTTGTTCACGGTCTCATAAATGTTGCCCTTGACCGCACCAACGCCCATCGCCGTTGATGCGCCGATCACACCAATCGTCCCGCCAATTGCAGCGGGGGCAATGGCAAGCACGTTGCCAGCCGCTTCGCCCAAATTCTCCAGTGGGTTGCGAATGATTTGGCGCGCGGCTAATCCAGCGCGATCAAGAATTGACGGACTAGCACCAAGCGCCCTCCGCTCTTCATCCTGCTTCAGCAGCTCGTCTTTGTAGTAGCTGGTCTGGTTATCCTCTGCGTTTTTTTGCTTCTCGCGAAAAAATTTGCTTGCTGGATTGTCAGCGCCAAAAATGTCGGTTGCCGAGGTCAGCGCGCCCGCCGCACCTTTTGCCATGTTCTCATTGAAATCGAGTAACGCACCGCCGAATCCGCGTGTCGGATTTTGCTTGCGGAAAGGGATCGTCTCTTTGTCGGTCTGATCGATGTAACTCTGGCGCTCGGATGCGCTTGGAATCCACGTCCGCACGTACGGCTCAACCCAATCCGTTTTCCATCGCTTGTACATGTCCTGCTGAGCCTCATAGCTCATGGCATGCACGTTCATACGATCCGCAAAATCAACCCACGTCATATCAATCGGCGGGATCGTTTGTGGAGCGACTGACGGCGCTACTACTGGCTCTGGTTTTTCGGCGCTCAGGCTGGCAAGGTAGTCCGTGCCGCGTTTTGCACCATTGAGCGGATCGCCGTACAGCGCTTGCTTGAACGCATCAAGACTGAATTCAGGCATACCGGAACTCGTCTTGAACCATCTTCACCAGCCAGTCCGGGTAATTCGCCTCATCATCCTGTCCGCCAAATGCCTGAGCGATAGCCTGTCGCTGAACATCGGCCATCTCGGGATCATGCTGCGCTTTTTGCGGTGCTTTCGGCTGTGGCTCAGCGGCGCTCCATTGAACAGGAGCGACCGCGTCTTCCTGCGCCGATTGATCCGGGGGCGCGACTGGCGGCCGCAACAACTGCCGTGTTGCCACTTGAGTCGATTGTGCTGGTTGCACCGGTTGCTGGGCCATTCCCTTCCACCCCTGAACCTGAACACCAGTTTTACGAAAAATTTCAGCGTCTGACGTTTGTGAAGAGCCGAAGCGTTGGCGCGTGTCGGCATACTCTTGAGCGGTAACCACCGGCCCGCCGTATTTCATGCCACGCAACATCACCGAAGGGATGTATTCCTCCGTCGTCGGCTGTAACAGCTCGCCCGTTTTTCTGATTGGCTGCCTTGCTTTGAACGCAGCAAAGCGTGGCCCGCCCGCGTTGTAGTCGATCAGCGCAGCGCGCAAGTCGCCACCCGCCCGATCAAGCGCTTCTTTTGCAATGGTGGTGCCCACGTCAAGATTTCTGACGGGGTCACGCATTTGCTGCGCGTTGGTGTTGAATCGCCGAAAATTACTCGGGTGAACCTGCATCAAACCCGTAGAACCGCCATCGGTCGAATTACCAGCAGCGGGGTTCCAATTTGATTCCTGCTCGATAATGGCTTTCGCCCACCACGCGGGGATACCTTTTTGACGTGCGAAGCCGTCAGCCAAAGCTTCGAGGTCTTGGCGCGAGTAAGCCTTGGCGGTCATTGAACGCCGTACTGACCGTAAAGCGAATTGATGCGCGCAGCGTTATTGGCGGCACGTAGGCGTGCGGCAGCTTCAGCAGCGGCGCGTTCAGCGGCGGCGCGTTCAGCGGCAGCCTGAGCCTCAAGCCCACCACCGCGAATAAACTGCAATGCGCGCTGAATGTTTTCGGCGGTAATGGGCTCATCGGCCTGCGTAAGCATTGCCGTGGCCTTCTGGTAATCACCCAGGCCGTTGTCAACTGGCGCAGCAACCAGCGGCATCGCCACCGGCGCAGGCGGTGTAGCCGTAACGACGCCGCCACGCCCCGCACCTGCATTGCTGCTACCAGACGGTAATGCGCGGCCACCAGCCGCCGTACTTGCTGGCGAAGGCATGGCCGACGTAGGCGCGGTACCTGCGCCAAATTGCCGCTTCCACGTAGCCATGGCTTCAGCTACGCCATCAGCGTAGGGCTTGCCGCCCTTCATCGCCTCGATTCCCGCGGCATGCGCGTATTTGGCCGCTTCAGACTGCATCGTTTCCGCCGCAGACATCGTTCCCGATGCGCCTTCTTTTGGAAGATAGTGATACCCGAGCCGGAACACCTCGTTTGCCTGTTTTTGCGCCGCCTGATACGCCGCGTCAGCCCCTCTATTGAGGAATGCGACCTGTTGATCCGGCGGCAACTCGCCAAGTCGCGAAGTGTCAATTTGTGGATTGAGCGCCTTGAAAAAACGTAGAGCCGACGCCGTGTCGCCCACGATCAGTGCGTTCTTGATGCCACTGGCAAACTTGGCTTTTTGCTGCTGCTCGCCCATCGCCTGAACGCGCGGATCACTACTCAACAGCGCTGCCGCGATGCGCTCATCGTCGCTTCCGCCGCCGCTTAAATACGACTGATTCGCACGCAACATGTTGGCGTCTTGCTCGGCTTGCAGTTGCAAGGCTGGAATGCGGGCGCGATACAGCGTCGCCGTGTCACCGGCCAGTTGATTCTGCGTTTGCAACGCTGACAGTCGGTACGGCTGGCTCGCAGCGTCGTACTCTGATTTCAGTTTTTGAGCCGCGAGCAAAGCTGGTTGAGCCTGTTCGCTGTAGGCATAGTCCTGCTCCATTTTGCGAAGTTGCTGCGCAGCCTGTTGAGCCTGCTGTTCATTCTTTGCATCATCCCACGCCCACTTGTCACCGGATTGAAGTCCAGAAACGACCGCTCCAACAGGATTGAAATATGCCCATGCAGAATTTGCCATTGTCAGAACCCCTGATCCGTTTCTGAGGATGCCCACGTCGGGTCAAAAGTGTCGCCCGGAAGTCCAGACCGTATTGCCGCTTGCTGCCCCTGCTGAAGGAATGGGTCTTGCTTACCACCAACGGAGCCAAACGGATCAAACGATGGAGCCGTTCCGCCAAAGTCATTGACCGATACGGCGCTTTCTTGTCGCGATCTTTCATTGACATAGGCGTCGAAGCCAGCGTCGCTCATCGGAATTGCATCCCGCTTATTCGGCCCGCCAAATGCTCGACCCAACATAGTCGCGCCAGCGGCAAGCGAAGCCCCTGCTGCCGCGCCAGCCTGTGATCCAGTCTGCTGAAACAGTTGCGCCAGAGCGCTCATGCCGCTCATGGCATGGTTGTAATTGCCACGAACCGCAGCGATTCCATTCATGATGTTGTCGCGACGGACTTGTTTGCGCAGATCGACACGAGACTCTTCACGCGTGCGCGCAAACGAGGCAACATCGGCTAACGCCACGGCCTCAGCTACGCGTAGCTGAGTGAATTGACCGGTCGTTGGCCCGACGCAGTAGATGTCAGCGCACTCAGACAATTGCTGCCGAGCCCGGCCAAAGCCAAGCCGAACTATCGCCTCAGAGCGAGCCTGCATTTCGTCGTAACGCGCCACCGGAATTGGTTCCGCGCTATCGCGTGACACTTGGTCAATTAAGCCCTGCCGCGCGTAGCTCTGCCAAATCTGAATGTCATCGGACAGTCGCGAGCGCTGAAGATCGTGAATCTCTTGCGCGCGACTGCTGTATTGGCTGGCAATTTGAAACTGCTTGTTTGCTGCGTAAATAGTCGCGCCAGCAGAAGCGGCTCCAGCAACAGCGGTTCCGGCACCCGTAACGTCGCTCACGACTTCACCATCGTGACAGTGCCAGCAACCCATCCTTTGCGAGCAAAGTATGAATGCAGGTCGCTGCCGGAATCAACGGCAGTGGCTATTTTTTTGACCCCCAGGGCCTCCATCACCATGACCCCAAAGTCCATGAGCTTCGGGAACTCGCCGATACCGCGGCTTTCTTTCCTCAGAAAAACGGAATAGAGAACTGCATCAAGTCGCCGCGGCCTCCAAAGATTGGGAGACACAATCCACAACGCGTATCCAGTAAGCTCTGCACCGTCTCGCGCAGAAATTATCTTCACACTACCGTCTCGCCACATGTTGGCAATCTGGTCAATGTCTGGCTGAAACGCCTCTCCGCTTTTGCCCAAGGTTTCAAGCCACTGAGCCTGCGCAAAGTCAATGATCCGCTTTACCGTAGCACGGCAAGCGTCTGTTTCTTCGTAGTGTTCAACGGCGAATTTGAGGCTCACGAATCAAGCTCTACCGTGCCTACCGCAATATCGACGCGGGAAACTTCTTCGGTAGTCTTGATTGTTATCCCGTGCGTATTGGCACGGTACGGCGCAAAGCGCTTGACCAGCGCATGCGGCAGCAACCCTAGCGCTTGCGCTTTTGCGCTGTTCCCATGACGCACTTCCACATCGGCGCTGCCGCCGAGCACTCTTGCTGCCCCCATCGCGAGGTATGGAGTTCGAATATCATCTTTCCGCCACAGCGCTTCTTTGTAGGCGTCGCCTTCATTCCAACGAGTCACGCCAGTTGGCTCTGCCAGGTACAGCCGGTCAAACTTTCCTGCATGGATCGCCGTCGGGCGCTCGGACAGATAGGTCAGCGCCGTGCGTGGGTTGCCTGTGAGCTGAAGACGAAACCCAGCCGTCGCAGTGAATCCGAAATAGCAGCCATCATGCACCGCGCCGATCATGGTGTCGGGACGCATTTGCTGCCAACTCGTCTGATCCCAAAAATTCAACTCTTGCGAGCGAAACCCATTGAGGATTTGCAGCCCGCGTTTCGTCGCGTAAATCACTGCATCACCGTAAATTGCCGCTGATCGAGCCGACACAATTCCCGGCGCATCAACATGATCACCACGATGACACCGCGGCCCTTTGCAATCCGACTGAAGCTGGACTACGAACGGCTTTTCATCGGTCAAAACATACCCGTGCTGCACGCCCGCCAAATGGCGGATAGCCGTGCCGTAAAAGCGCATGCGTGCGTCAGCAGGCCAAGCATGAGGCTTCCCTTTGATCGAAAACCACAGGAGGTTTCCAGACAGGCCCGACAGTTGACCGCTGCGCCACGCTGCAATTGAATGCAGGTCTTCAGGCGGCGACATGTAATCCAGTGTTTCGAGCATATCGCCCGGCCCGGCCAGGTCAAATGATGCGGAGGATGTTCCACATGAAACAATTTTCTTGAGGAAAAAGCCGCTATCAGGTTCGTTGGTCTTTTCGGTTCCGCTGACAAAACCAGAACGCTCTGCATAAATTCTGATTTCCTTGACCTGAAACGCCGGATCACAGGCGGGAAGACCGGATACCAGCAAAGCCGTCGAGTAATCCGACATCACCGCGTTTGACGGCAGCGACGGCTGCGATTCTTCACCGAATTGGTTGACCAACGTGTAAACCACTGAGTGCGGCTGCGCGGACACTGGGTCGCTTGGTACAGACGCCGCGCTCAAGACTGGCGCTGGCAGGTTGGCTGGGAACCCAAGTCTTGTCCACTGTCCGCTAACGGCATTTGCATCGGTAGCCGTCATTGGTGGGCCATCGCCCGAGCGGAATACCCGACCATTACAGCCGGGAACGCCCTCTGCGTAGTCGTGGCACAGGCTCGATACGGTCAGCCCGCATGCCGATTCGTAAATTGAACGAACGCCAATTTCATCGTTGACGGGTTTATTTATCCGCCACGGACGCAGCGTTGATCTTGAGAGGTCAGCGTCCAAAACAAAGTCGGCTTCATCGCCGTTGACCACTCCCATAGCCGGTCGAACACCGGGGAAATTGTCAAATCTCAGGCGCATTACGGGCCACCACCCGCACAACTTCCGAACGCCGCCGTCAGCGTGGCCGCATTCATGGCTGTTCGAGCTTCGGCGATGGTCGCGAACGGGCCATTGTTGACGGCAATTGCCGCTCCAGTGGCCCCCTGCCCTGCCAGCGCGCAGCTAACGACGCCAAATTCAGTGCCGATTGGCTCAATCCAGACGAATCCAATGGCTCGGCCAGCGGCGTCACAGTTGCCGACCGCGCACAATGGCCGAAATGTCCGGTCGCTTATCGCCGTTGCGGTACCAGACAGCTTGACATCAACCGTGCAGCTTCCATCGGGTTGACCGCTTCCAGAGAATGACAACGAACCATCGCTACTTGTCAGCCTGGCGATGGGCGGCGTCCACCCTTTCACCAAGCCGTCGGAAAATCTGTAGCCGCACTGATCGCTGGTAACACCGGTGCCTGATGCGGCACCGGCGCAGTCGCTTTTCAAGGTGAACTTGAACGGCTCTAGCGCAGTTCCCACGCCGGACTGAATGATGCAGTCGGTACTCGCAAAAAATATGGATTGCGTCGAGTTCGCGGCAGCCGAGCCACCAACCGACACTTTTACCGGGCAGCACGGATCGCCCGCCTGATACAGCACGCGCTCGCCGGTAGTGACGCCAGAAATCAGGCCGTCAGCCCCGACGACAATCGTGGCATTGTGGTATTCGCCGGGCTGAAGCTTCTTCTGCGCAGCGCCTTTGTAATCTGGTCGCGAAGCGCAGCCGTCAGCAACCGGAGGAGTCACACCGTGTTTGATGTTTGGCATATCAACCTACCGCCCGGTTATTCATCATGCGCCCAGATCGTTGCGTATTGCCGCTAAACGCAGCATTCGCAGCGCGACTTACTTCAAATTCGAAGTCTTGAGAAAATCCTTTTGCCAGCGCTGGAGAAGCAACCTTCATCACGCGAGCCGCGGCACCGTTGATGATCGCATCCAAGTGCCGCGTGTACAGCAGTGCATCAAAGTCGCAAGCATCTCGAACTGGTGTTGCAACAGCCTCAACCGAAACCGCGTTGTAGCAGTCCTCGAAGGGTGCGGGCGACGCCATCAGCGTACCCGGAGGAAGAAACCAGAACGACGCTGGGCCGTAGCTTCCGCAATACGTACTGCCATGCGCTTCAGCGCGACCGACGTTGTACTCGACACCACGATTCCACTGGCCGATAGCGCTTCTTCCGTTCGTCACAACCACGCGGTTGATGAATTGGATTTGCTCGGCACCGCACAGCGTAGGGTAGTAGTCGACGACACCGCGTTGAATGTCGAAGCCAAGCCATCGCTTGAGCACGGGAACTCGCTGGCAAAACTCAATCGCTGCACCGCGAATGTCATCCAGCATCAGCTCGGCTGGCGTTTCGGTCAAATCGATTTTGAGCGATTCCTTGCTGCGCGCCAATCGACTCATGAGATGTGGCACAAACTTGTCAATGCTGACCCACTCCTTGATCGGCGAACGGAACCACTCGATACGGCACGGCGTCTTGGCATCGTTGCAGAGCGCTCCAATCGGGTTGTGCTCGCACACGTTACTGGTGTTGCAGCGCATGCACCCGTGCGCCCCTATCATCACTCCGCTCATGCTGCCCGCCTAATGTTGAACGCTGTCGTCTGTGCATTTTTTGCGCTTTGCACGAACATTGTCATCAGCCCATTCGCCTCTTTAATCGCCGCAGGACTGTCGGGCGACATCCGCTTCAGCGCCAGCGACTTTGCATACATCAGGATCAAAGAATACTGAGCGCACGGCACGGACGCATCGGCTTCGTAATCATCAAAAAACTGAGGGATTGACGACACCCGAATACGGAAATGCACGTCGGCACCTTTGGGAACTGCTGGCGATACGGTGAACCGATTCAGGATGACCGGATCAGGAATTGCTGTGTAATTGGCCGGTTGCGGCAAGTGGCCCGGCAACGGCTCTGGCATGCAGCGCGCAGGAAACAGGCTGGCAATGCGGTTCAAGCGCAGCTCTTGCATCAACACCGAGCCAAGCTTGTTGCCCTGGGCGTCAGTAACAGCATCAACGCTGAGCAACAGATCGCAGTCATCAAGCACCTGCTCGTCGCCGGGCTTGAGTTTTATTGACCTGCTGACCGCAAATAGTTCAGGGCGAATCTGCTGAATCTGACACAAGGCGTCGTTGATACATTCGCGAACGAACTGATTTGGCAACACGCCTTCATCGGCGACGATGCCATCTCGAATCCAGTTGATCAGCCCAAGCAGCTTCACACGACAACCGCGTCGCTCACTGGTTTGCGTCCGCGACGTTTTGCTGGTGCAGCGTCTTCGGTTGCCTGAACGCCCTGCTCGTAACGTGGGCGCGAAACATCAGCGTCGCCGTCACGAACGATTCTGCCATCGACAAAGTCAACGCCCACAGAAACGGAAGCGGATCGGGTGTTTTGCGTGACCGGCTGCCACGTAGCGCCATTCGCATGCTGTCGCAAATGTTTGTGCGTATTCGATCCATCATTGACCTGCACGCGCGCGCCGTTGACGGTTGATTGCAATTCGATAACTCGCGTTGGCGTACTCGCGCGAGCCTGTGACGGTTGGAAAATAGACATGTTTATCTCTCAATGAGCGGCGCGCATTGGCAGCGCGCCGCAGTTCACGTTATGGGCAACCTACACAGGCACACACGCGGAACTTGTGACAGTTCGCATGCGTCAGGTAGTTCAGTCGCATCTGAATTTTCAGGTTGTTCAAATCGCCGATGGTAGTTGGCAACGCGACAACCGTGAATATGACGCGATCAGCTTTTGCTGCCATGTTGCCCGTAGCATTGGTGTCGTAGCGCTCGACATACAGCGTCTTGACCGCCGTCGCCTCGATGTTCGTCGGAGCCGCCGCCGTTGCGTGAACGCATGCGCCAGTGCCGTCTGTCGAGAACGAATCGGTATGCGTCGCCGCGCCGGGAGCAAAGCCCTTCTCCCACGAGCGCGACAACGTCATGCCCGGAGCGCCGGAGATACAAAGCGCCAGCGATTGCAGCGATGCCCAGGTGGGCACCTCATAACCGTGAACGATTTGGTCGCCGACTTTAAGCTTTGAGAAGTCCAGTCCAGAAAGCAGGCCAAGCGGCGCATCCATGACCTCCTCGTCAGTTTTTCGACTGGCGGGATCAAGATGAGACGCGGTCGGAACGCAATCCGGGTTGGTGAAATTTGGGCCTTTGAAGACGCTTCCGTAAGAACCGCCAGCCATGCCAAGGTAAAAGGTCGTCATGATTCAGTCCTTCTTAAAGCGGAGTCAAGTCAATGACCGCGTAAGCGGCACTGTCGGGATCGAACAGCCACGAATCGAAGCTGTATGCGTACGGATAGAACACGTCATGATTGAGCGAGTCCCATTCGCTGTACTGCATCTTGAACGGTGTAGCGAAGTCGTTTTTCGCGACTGCGACCACGTATTCAAGGCGCTTGCCAGCCGAGTCTTTGGTACACGGCATACGTGTCGTACGGAAGATCGGATGACCATAGGTATTGCGCAACATGCCGGTGACAGTCGTATCAGCGTTGCTGCTGCCAGCAATCAGCGGAGAGCGATAGTCTTCAAGCAGATAGGCATAGAAGCCCGGCGAGCAGTAGTAGACGATGTCGTCAGTACCGGTGTCGGAGTCACAATCGATACCAGCTTCCGCCAGCGTTTGCTGTAACCGAGCGATCACAAGACGAGCTTTGCCCGAGCCCGGCGTATTGACCGCAATGGCTGCGCCCGGCGTCGTCGCATCGCCCAAGTTGATATTGTGCGAAATCAAGCCAGCATTTGGGCCGTGGTTGTACGGCGATGCCTGGCCGATTGGCGTGTGCAGGTTCGACGAATCTGTCAAGTCGACGATGTCGCGACGAATCTGCTCTTTCACCATGTCGTTCAACATGGTGCGGTTCTTCGTCAACAGCGCCAGCTCAAGTCGGTCGAACTTGAGCATCTCGCGCTCATGGTTACAAATCTGCACTGATGCCGTGGTAGCGCGCAGACGTTGCACGTTGGTTTCAGCGTTCGCATAGTTGCAACCGTCAATGACCGTACCGCAACTTTGACTCGACCGGTTTTTGCGCGGGATAAATGCGTACTTCACTTCAGAAGCGCCAAGTGCCTCGTCAGTCGTAACCATTTTCGAGCTTGCCAGCTTCGGGGACAGCGCCATGCAAAAGCGCTGCTGTTTGATCGTAGCGATCATGATTTCGGGGCGGAACAACTGATTGAGCTGTTGCGCACTCGCGTAGTTTGCTGCAATTCCAGACATAATTTGTCCTTACGCGGCCTGTGCCGCTTTGGTGACTTGATCGATGAGCGCCTGCGCTTCTTTCACCTTGCCCGCATTCAGCAGTTCTTCATGTTTTTGCGCCCAATTTGCGATTGGGACAACGTTCGAAGTTCCGCCAGTCGGACGGGTAGAACCAGAATTGACAAGCGCCTGTGTGCCTTGTGGCTTGGCGTTGGCTTTTTCGTACTCGCTCCACCAATACTTGATCGCGGGAATTTGCGATGCATCTCCGATTTCGACGGCTCGCGTGATCGCCCCAACTGGATTGGCTGGGTGCTTCGCCGCCCACGCAAAAAATGCGTCAGGGTTCTGCATCAGCCCAGGGGCTTCGGTACGCAAGCTGCCACGGAACGCATCGGCTCGACTTGCGAGGTTGGCCTTGTCCTGCTCAGCAAGACGCGCGGCCAGTCGCTTATCAAGCGCCGAATCCAGATCAGATGAACGCACCACGTCGGTTGGAACAAGGGAGCTAGCCCACGCCTCAAATTCTTTGGCTGTTTCGTCATCAAAGGACGCGACAACTCGCGCCGGTAGCTTTGGTTTTTGGCGAGTCGCTTCAGCAAGCTTTCGCTCAAGCTCTTGACGCGCTACAACGTCTGCTTCACGGGCTTTCTTCTCATCAGCGAGTTGTCGCATGATGTTTTCAGCGCGCTCAGCTTGCAGTTGAGCCAGACTGCGCTCGCGCGCAACCTCTCCCTGCGTTTGCTCAAACCGACCTTTCCATGAATTGACTTGGTTTTCCCAGTCAGCAGGCGCGCTCGGGCTTGCGGTCGCAGCGCTCGCAACAGGTTCGCTCGACGGCGATGGTGCGGGCGCAGGCGCAGGCGCGACAACGGCAACTGGCTTTGAATCAGTCGCAGCGCCCGATGAAATCTCCGTTAATGCGGCGACTTCTGCGGGCGACAAGGTAGGGTCAAATTCTTCGGTAGCCATAGCAAAATTCCATGCCGGGGGTTAGGCCAGCGGTTAGGTTGACGCAGTCCGTCGCGAGTCATCGACTGCGACGGCGGTTGAAGAAATTAGGGAAACAACGCCCTGGATCGCGCGTTGCTCGGCAACGATTGAGGCCGAATGGACGTGAAAATCTGGCGCGTTGAATGGGACGTTCTGCAAGGCCCACGTGCGTTTGGCATGCTCCAGACTCAAAGCCACCAACAGAAATTCACGGACTTGCGGCGATTGAGTCAGCGCAGAGCGCGCCTTATCCCATGCCTCCTGATGCTCGCGCGCAAACTCAGCGGCAAGCGGATTGCCGTCTGTGAGTTTTGCGCCGCAGATCAGTTCATGTAGCTTCACAGGCCAGACTATTGCAGTCTGGCTATTGACACGGTACGGCCTCGTTAAATAATCGGCGCGACTGTCAATGACGATGAGTTGTTGCCCGCGTTTGTATCAGTCTGCCCGCCAGTCACGGAGATAAGGGCGTCCACCGTAATGGAGTTTGGACTTCCAAAATTGAACGGAGAACTCAGCGTCGCCGTTCCGCCAGCCGGGATGGAAGTGATCGCAATACCGGACGACAGCAGATCGGCCCACAGCGCCGAACTCGGGCCAGTAGCGCCGCCGCTGTACGTAATAGCAATGGGCTCGACCGGCCAATGTGCATCCGACGTTAACAATACCGCTCCAGTCAGCAGCGGGTTGTTTGCTGTAGCAGTGCCATAGTTGCCAACCGTAATCGCAATATTTGCCGTTGACAGATACGCTGGCGCACCATTTGGCATAGTCGTTGTAGTGAACAGATCAATTGTTCCGGGCGGTGCGGGCGGCGCTGACGGGCAGCACCCCTGAGTCCCCGATGTTGCCTCCGGCGCGCACGCATCACGCACGCTTGTGATCAACGCCACGCCAACAGCCTCCGCCGGTCGAAGCGTCGCCGCGTACAGCCCTGACCGGTAAATCCACATCTCACCGTTGTCCGCGCTTAACGTCGGTGTACAGTCGCACAGCTTGTACGGACGCCGAGCACGCACTTGACCGGCGATCATTGGCTTCACGCAGCATCCGCTCAGGGACTCTGCCGTTCCGGACTTGTAAATCACGCGCTCAAACGTAAGCGTTGCACCGGCTTGCATGTTGAACGCTTCAAGGCGCACCGGCTCATCACCTACAACGATCCACGCCTCGTTGCTTTTCGATCCAGTGTCAAACAGGATGCCCGCCGTACTGGTGCTGTTGCCCGCGTTGGGATTGCTGCTCGCTATCTCGGTGCCACGTGCCATATCTACATCCTTGCGGGCGATGCGCCCATTAATTCACGAGCACCCAGCAGCTCCGGCGGAACACCACTGCGCCCATCCGGGCCTGCGCTCGCCGTGCCCGGAAGCCCCTGCACCAGTCGATTACTTTCCTGCGCCGTGCGTGGGTCTTCCGGCAGCAAATCGCCAAGGCCCATCGACTCAAATTGCTCGTTCAGCGCCGCTTCAAACGCTGGCCCGTACTTGTCTGGCATGGCCTGCGCTGCCGATTGCAACTGCGGCAACAGCTTCTCGCGCTTGGCTTCCATCATTTCGCGCTGCATTAAACCAGCAGCGCCAGTCGCTTTGATTTGCGCATCGGCCTTGATGTTCTGGTCTTTGTCGTACTCCATCAACTGCTCGTACAGGTGCCGGAATGTCTGCTCGATGATCAGCTCATCGTCATTGAGCACCGCGTCTTTGATAGAACGTAACGACGCCCCCCAGCGCAGCGTAATTTCACCCAGCGTTTGACCGCCACCAACAGGTAACGACGGCCCGTACGCTTCACTCGGGATGCCGCACTCGTAATCAGCCAAGCGCAAGCGCTGCATGAACGCAGCCATTTGCGAGCCGTACAACGCCTGCGTGTAGTGCATTTCGAGCGACTTGGATTCACCAGTCACCACCTTGCTCTTTGAGTTCGCAGTGAACGACCCGAACGGGTTCCAGTAGAAATCAGCCGCCGAGTCCATGCGCCCCGCGTGAATCTCCATCATCGGCCCGGATGAGGCGTAGAAATTGCTATTGATGTGGTACTGCCACTGATTCAGCGTGGTTTGCGCGTCGAACAAGTACATCAGCGGCGATGCGCCAACCCAGCTATCGCCGAATCGCTTGAAGTTCGATGAGTAATAGCCACGCATGCCCGAAGGCGACTTGACGACCTGGCACTTGATCAGGCGCTCAGCGACCCACTCAATATCGCACTGATACATCTGCTTCGCGTCGTAGCCAGTAATGTTGGCGTCAGACAGTTCGCGCCCGCTGATTTCTCCGACGTGCCGTAGAACCTTGACAGTCTCTTGCGTGTTCGACATTTCCAAGACGCCGTTGGCACCGCGGTAGAAGTCGCCGATATTGTGATCACCCGCAGACCTCACCCAATCCACCAGCAACGCATCCAGGTTGGCCCTGTTGTACACGTCGTCATGCTCGCGACACATCATCACCTGAGCGCGTGTCTTGTCCATTTCCTCGATGAAGAATCCGCCATCTGATGCGTTACTTGCATCTGGCGCAAAGAAGCACCGTCGCGGATCGATCGCGCGCCACGTGGGTTGAATGACGGCCTTTTGCTCGTACTTGTTACCCACCCACGCCGGCCTGACCACTGGAATCCAATCCGGGCCACAGATCACCTTGAACGGATAGATGTTTCCGTAATGCAGCATGAGCGTGTGCGCTTTGCGCCAGCCACCCTGAACCGCGTGATCGGTCATCTTGATCTTCATCAAGCTCATGGCATCATTGGCCTTGGCATTCACCGCCCTGGCTCGCGTCTTGAACAGCTTGGCTGATTCTTCGTTCAACCAGTTCTTGGCGTTTTTGTTCAGTTTCAGCCCGTTGTACAGGCCCGCTGGCGGCAGCGGCGCGTACGGATCAATGCCGACGCTTGCAAATTTCTGCGCGGTCAGCGCCAACATTTGCGCATTAACCGCGTCTTGCTCATCTTTCGGAAGCTCTGGAATCGGCGTCGGCGACATGCTGATCGGGATGTCTCCAGTGTTGACGAGCAAGTCCCGCATCCATGACGTGGTCGCCGAGCTTCGCATCGTGCCCAGCCCGAAGTACCGCTTCATCTCCGGAAATGCCGCTACCTGATCGGACTCATGAACCTTGTTCATCATGCGGTCGCAGCGACCAAGCCACGTTTCGACGCTGGCTCCCAGCACCATCTGCGACCGACGATGCGCTATCGCCTGAGCGTGACGAGCCTTGACGATGTGCAATAGGCGCGGCGCATCCGACGCGGACATGGGCACCTGATCACTTTGCTCATCGTACATGTCAGAATTTTGTTTGCCAACGTATTGGCACGGTACAGCTACATCTCAATGCCGAAGCGAGTCCTCGTCTTCGTGGCGCGACGTGTGTGAATCTGTTGCTCCAGCGTCTTCGCCATTTCCGGGGGCCTATCCTCTTTGACCGGGTAGGCAAACGTAAGGGCCAGCGCATCGGCGATGTCAGGCGAAGGCACGCCGCGCGCGCGCATATCGATTTTTGACTCCAGCCTGACGCGGCCCTTCACATCGTCATCCAATTTTGACGGTGCCATCAGGTCGGCCTCCAAGTCTTCGCGGTCTGGAATCTCTGCGCCATCTCCCAGCCAGTCCCGCATCAGCGCCCACATTTCGACCCGCTTGTTCAGGTACGCGTCGCCGTCATCAGCCTTCCCGCCGAACTGAACACCGACAACATTGAACCCCAGCTCACGCAGACGAGACACCACCGCCGCCCCCACTGACGCACCTGAAGCATCCATGAACACAACTTGCGGGCGATCAGCCTCCATGCGCCGGGCAACCCATGCGGCGATCAACATCGGGTCAGGCTCCATCGTGGTTTCGACACCGTACGCCACCTTACCGCGTCGGCGGATCAGTGCCGTCCGGTCTTTCCCACCACCAACGTCAACACCGAACACCAGCGGCCCGAGCGGAACGTACGTCTGCTTTCGCGCGTGGCGAACAGAAATCAGGTCGATAAACCCGCCTTCTATGCGCATGAAAGCGTCATCTGGAGTCGCCGGGTACATCGCAGCGAATCGGACTTCCGGGTCTCCGCCCGCCGAGAACTCGCGCAACTTGGCTGCGCGCCAGGCCATTTGGTTGTCGTTCAACCGGTATTCGCGCTGGAATTCCATGTCAACAGGCGAGCGCTCCCACTCGCTTGTATCCTCCAACGAAAACTCTGGCGACTGAAACCACGGGAAGAACAGGAACTCGAACGCGCCCTTACCCTTCAAGGCGTCGATACAAAGATTGTGAAACAGCGATCCGCGCGCCCCACCGACCGACTCCAGTATGATTTCCGTGCCTTGCACCATCGAAATCGCCTGCATGATGCCCTCGAAGTGATCCGCAGCGTTCGGCCAGCGTGACACTTCCGAGCCCATAAAGTCCGTGATCGTGAAGCCGTGGCCCACCAACTTACTGCCAGCGGTGCCGACGTTCATCGAACTCTGAGTCTTGGTAAACGTGAAGCCCTTGGCCGAATCGTCGCTTGTCGCGAATTGCAGCTCTTGCGGCAGATACAACCGGAAACGCTCGATCATCGCGAATAGCTGATCCGTCGTCTCCTGGTGGTGCGTCAGGCAGAAGGCCCCGATGCCGCGCCGGAACAGCGTCCGCCAGTACATGCGAGCCATCGCGTAGCTGGACACACCTTGACGACGAGACTTCAGCACCAACTTGCGCACCATTCCGATACGTTGATGCTGGTCGATGATCGACTCATTAATCGCCCGCTGAATCGGGTTCAGGTACAGCGGCAGAATTTCGCTTGACGGCGTCCTGACCTTCAGCAGCGGCGAAAAGACCTCGAACGACCTAGCCGCCAGCTCAACGTTACTGATCGTCACACACGCTCCATCCAACGCGGCGAACGGCCCCGAGGTTGTTGGCTCGCTTCACCTGAACAGCAGCCACCCGCCCGTCGGCGCGCATCGTCTCCAGCGCTCGACGCGTTGCTCGATTGCCAAGCCGCGCGACATACTGAATCTCGTTGACCGTCATCGGATCGTCGGTGATACTCATCGCCCGCAGAACAATTGAGCAATCGCGCTGAACATCCTTTACCGGCGACCGGTTCTTGAAGAACGCTGCCCTGACTAACGCCTGAACCTGTTCCAGCACCGGTTCCTCCAGCGCCTTCACCATGAGCGCATCAAGCTCTTTCTTTCGCGAAGCCGAAATAGTCTCGCTCATCCGCTCCTGCTTGTGGCGAGCGCCCAGCATTGAGGCCACAACATCAATCAGGCTCATTTGACAGACCTCAGCGCCTTGACCTGACCCGCCGTCAGCTCGTTGGATGCGTACGGATTGGATTCAGCTATCACTTCCTCCAGCGACTTTTGCCCACCATTCGTCACGTGCAGGCGCTCGATAAAGTCGCCCTGGACTTTTCCCAACAGCTCAGCAGCCTTGAGCCGGTCTTTCATTTCGGCCTCCGGCTCATGCCCGCGCGCCACTCTTGACCAAAATTCGTGTCGCTCGACCGCCGACATGATCGTGTCGCGCTTGCTGTTTTCGGTGAATGCCGCAATAGCAGCAGCCACTTTCGCATCCCTTAACAATCTACTCGCAGCTTGCGACGCACTTTTTGCACTGTAACCGGCTGCAATGGCAGCCTGCGTAGCGTTCAGCGTTGCAGCATAGGTGCTAACAAACTTAACAATTCGCTCGCTCAAGGGGCGCGATGTCTTGGCTTGCGTGGGCATCTATTCAACCCGCCCCGCCATCAGCGCTTTGCATGAACCGGACGCGCAACAGGTCACATCCCTGCAAACCATCATCCCGTCAGCATCGCAAAGCTTCCAGACACAACTACTGTTAACAGGGTCTTTCGGCGCGTCCGGCGTACATGGGTTGTCAGGTAATGCGCGGTCAACCAACTTTTCCGGGAAGCTTACTGCCAGCAGGAATGACTGGAAAGCATCGACGCGCGCCTCAATGTGATCAGACACCGTCATTGACAGCGTTGTCACCTTGGCGTGTTCAACACCCAAGCTGCCATCAAGATCACTCTCAAGCCGGAACGTGATGCGGTTGTTTGCCTTGTTCATAAATACCTTTTCAGTCAACGCCAAGTAAATCGGGGGCTCGCGCCTGTTTTTTTTCAAAGTCGACTTCTCGCTTTTTTCGCGACAAGCCTTTACTGTCTACCGCTTCCATCGTTGAAGCCATTGCAAGGTTCTCGATTTCGATGAAGCGGCGCGCTGCTTCTCTCGGCTCCTCACCGTTTTCGAGGCCATGCAACACGCCGCGCAGCATCCAGGCAATGTTTTTCTGCGTGGGGAACTCAATCACCGCTGAAACGATCCCGCACGGCGTGCGCACAGCAAGCGCAGCGAAGTAGCCGCCGCTTTTTGTCACGTCTCCGTAGACGGCGCGTTGGCGCTCAGGGTTGTCGCGGAGCTGCGCGATCAGGTCGGCGCGGGTCATGTGGCGTCCACCAACTCAACCAGCATCACAGGGCGGCAGCCCTCGATGCGCAACCACTGCTTGACTCGCGCCTGTTCCGCCTTCACTAACGCGCCAAGATATGCGGAGCAATGTTTCATCGGCAATCCCGTTTCGTCGGCAACGTCACGTGTTGTGGCTGGGCCATCCCTCAATACGTCCAACACCCGTTGGAGTTGAGTTTTCATGCCGCCACCTTCAGATACCCGCGCCGGAACAGTTCGAGCAAGGTGCGGTCGTGGCCGCGACTCCACATCTCAAACTTTTCTTCACCTGTGAAGCGTTTGCCTTGGTCAAGTTCCGTATGGCAGTCGTGGCACCCAGCCGTAAAAAAGCAGTCATGCGCCTTGCGGCTACCGCCTTTACCGTAGACTGGCCTCCAGTTATTGGCATGCGCCGGTTCGCACCCATGCTCGCTGAATCCGATGCAGACGCCGGGAATCTGTAACTGGCACTCCTGAATCTTGTGTGCCAAGTCCAGTAGCTTGCGATTTCGGTATTCGGGGTCTTTGGCGATCACAGTGTCACCTTCTCAGTCGGTACACAAATCTTGTAGATCGCGTCGATGTCCAGCGGCGCGCATTCGGGGGCCAGTTGATGCGCCGTCTTGCCACGGTTGCGCTCTTGCTTGGCCTCAAAAGCGCGCGACTCCTTGTATCGTTTGCGGTCATCGGCCTGGCTCATGCCGCCTCCAACTCGGGCATCTGAGCCGCAACTGGTCGCGCGCTGACCGGCTGCCGTTGCGCTCGGGCAGCCATCCGCATCGCTTTAGCCGCCTTGTGCTGCTCGCGCTTCGCCTCCGCTTCGGCAATCGTCGTCAGCATCATCTCCATGCGCGCGGCGGGCTTCAGGTGCGGCCAAATTGCAAACAACACGTCTTCATCGTGCATAGCCATGACAACTTTGTTGTGTACGTCTTGACGGTCAAAATCGTTCGGCAGCGTATCGAAGCTCCACGACTCAGCGATGCGCACGATTTTGCGTTTGATCTTCACTTCTGTGGCGTAGCCAGACATGATGTACAGAAACTCGCGGAACGCATCGACCTTTGTGAATCGCTCTTGCGCTTTGAAAACTGCACCGATGAGAATGTGATGCCAAGCGTTAAGCGCGTGGCTGGCCTGCGCGTCCAGATGCGCCGTCATGATTTCGCCTGGCTCAAGTTCTCTGATGCGTTTCTGCCACTGCGCCAGATACGCTTGATCCTCCTGGTTCAAGGCGATCAGCCTGTATTCGTTGTCTCTAGTGATCTTGATGGTTTTCATGATGTTTTTTTGATCTGCAAACAATGTTTACTGTTTTCGCTTACCGCTACTTGCCGTACTCCTATCAACCTTTGCTCTTACGTTGACTCATGAACCCGAGCTGGACAGACCTAGCCTCCTAAAAAGCTGGCCTTCACATGAACCGTCGCCGTTTTCATGACCCGCCAGCCTTTCGTGTCCGTGGTGCTAACTTCGCCGCCACGATTCCGGTGTTTCAGACACTGCCCACAGTCCCGGTATCCAGATTGCGCGCTGTGGTTAGTTGCAGGCCCCCACGCAATCGCAATCTCATCAAGCTGCCATGCGGAACTCACTTCGCAATCGCATCATCGACTCGCACACGGCGAAGATTCCCGCCTTGACGTGCCAGTCGTTCGCGTCATGTCCAATTTGCGGACTCATCACCCACGGTAAATCTGTCGACAGCGCTGCGCGTTCACCAGCACCGCTCTTGTCGTTGTCCGCAAACACGTAGCGCGTACCCTTGAGCAGCGGCGCAACGTACACAAGGTTGCTATCCGAGAAGCACGTGTACACATTGGCATCGAGTCGCAACTGCGCTACAGCCGCTTTGACCGATAGCGCCGTGGCGTAACCCTCAACCAACCAGCTTTCGCGCGCCGTGGGTCGCCCTAGCCTCAGCACCGCCCCTTTAGCCCGCATTCCGTAGGTCATCTTCTTCTGCCATGACTCGCCATCCCATGAAATGCGTTGAGTACCTCGCAAGGCATTGGTCTGCCAGTCGCGCATCGGCACGTGCAGCGTGTCATCAGCATCAACCATTCCCAGCTCGTGAATGAAGCCCTTCATCTTGAGGTAGCCATGCTCCTGCTGTTTGCAGGCGCGCAGTTGAATGTCAGCTTCAGTCGCAGCGCGGCGATGACCACGCTCGCGAGCCTCTTCTGCCTCGCGCCGTTTCATGGCCCAAGCGCGTTTCTCGCTGTCGCTCCATGGCTTCGCGTTGTCGTCTTTGTACCAATACCATTGGGCGCTTCCATCCCATGCCATCACGCCGCCACGAGCGCCGTCCCAAAGGTATGCGCCATTGCTGCTTTTCGGATGTAGCGTTGTTGCACACCGTTGAATCCTGTCACTGGATTTCAACGACTTGATGAGCACGCCATTGGCTTCGGCAAATTGAGTGAATGTCATCACTGGTCGCCACCCAAAAGGTAGACGAAGCCATCTACGTCTCTCCGGTCTTCGACTGATTGATATGGCAGTGCTAACCGCCACTGACCGTCACCATCGCAACCGCCCAGCGCAGCATATTCAGCGCCGTGCTTTGCCAGCATGCACTTGTCGCCGACCTGTTCAAAGCGCGAGCGACACTGCGCCGCAAGCTTCCTAGCGACGGCCTCTGCGTTTGTTTGTGCGTTCATGCGGCACGCCCCATTCGACCCTTAACAAACCGGATGTTGTTCGAACGAATCTTGTTGAGGGTGTTTGCGGTCACTGTGACGTTCGGCGTGTTGTCCAGCGCCCATCCGTGCGGGGGCCAATCACCAACAATGTCTCTGTAAAGGTGCGCCGCCCGCCCTTGCTGCTTTTCTGGCGATGAGTGCCCACGCGCGTAGGTGCAAAGTTGTTCCCAAAGATGTCTCTGGTCATCAGCAAGCTTTTTCTTGCCAAGCATGATTTCCTTCATCACGCCCGCCTGTGCTTCGATCATTGAGGATTTGACGATTTCAAACCCGCATGCCACACAGCGCTTGAAGAATGGCTTGATTCCGCACTTCGGGCAGCCTTTTGACTCTTTCTCTTCATCGTCACGGCGGATTGTCTTGTCGAGCTTTTCCCCCATGTCAAGTTCGCTCAGGCCGTTGAAGTAGATGTCCTCGAAATCCTCTCGAAACCGGATGATGTTCCCGCTATGGTCAAGCAAAATGCAATCGACCTTGCCGGTGTCGGGAGAACTTCGAAGCCCCCTACCCCACATCTGGATTGCGGTTGACAGACTTTTGCGCAATGGCCTGCAATCAACTACGCAACCAACGTCCTTCACGTCAAATCCCTTGGCAATGGCCTCCACGCTTATCAAAATGCGAATCCGCGAATCAGTCTTGCGATACTCGTCGAGCAGCGCTTTGCGCTCATGCAGCGATGTTTCGCCGGTGAATGTCGCGGCCATGATCCCAGCGTCGTTGAACTGTTGGCACAGCTCTGCGCAGTAGGCAATAGTCGGGCCGAACACAATGGTCTTGCGGCCCTCTCCGAACTTTATCCACTCACTCACCACATCGCCAATAATTGCGCTACCGCGCTCCTCTGCGGCGCGATCTGTCCACTCTCCGCCAGAGGTTTCTGCGCCGGTCATGTCGGCTGTTGTGCAGCTAAATACACGCATCGGAACAAGAACTCCCTGCTGCGTCAGTTCATGCATCGTTGCCGCATTGACTAGATTCGTAAACAGCTTGCCCAGGCCAGTAGAAAACGGCGTAGCAGAAAGGCCGATTACCTTGGCGCGGCACGTTTTAATGTGCTCTACCCATGCCGAATACATCGTATGGGCCTCATCAATGATGAGCACATCCGTATCAGGCCACTCCCGTCGAGCAAGTGTCTGGATACTGGCTATCTGAAATGGTTGTCGCGGGTTGTACAGTGGATGGTTTGACTGGATCACGCCATGCGCCGACAGCCCATAACTAAAAGCCACATCAGATGTTTGGTTAATTAGCGTGGTGCGATCACACACAAACATCGCTCGCCGATCCCTTGACAGCGCCTCATGAGCAACACGCATCCCTAAATACGTTTTCCCGGAGCCGGTAGGACTCATGAGCACTTGGCATTTATGTCCCTGGCGGACGCCTTGTCGCAGCGCCTCATGCGCCGTCGTCTGGAATTCGCGCGGCGGCGGGAATGTCGCACTACCATAGTGCGCCACATCCTCAAACGCATCCATTTGTTCAGCGTCGGATAGCATCAGAACGCGCTCTCTGCCTCAATAGTTTTCAACTGTTTTTCTGCTCGCTGAAACTTGTTCATCCAAGATTTTGCCTGCGCGAGAGCGGCATTTTTCTCATTCATGAGGCCGTTGTTTCGCTCGGTCAATACGCGAACCTGCTCCCGGAATCGCTTCGCTTCGGCAAGCGCGGCTGCGACTTGGTCATTTGCATCAAACACGCGCGCCATGCTCGCGTTATCGTCATTGCATTCCTGCAAATTTTTCGCTAGCTCTTGAATCTGCTCTTCGAGTTGGGCGATACGCGCGTCACGCTCGTCCGACCCGGCAAGCGCAATAGGGGGCGCTTCCGGTTTTGCCGCTTTCGGCTTCGCGTCACGGATGACCGTGGACGCCGAAACAGTACCCGCTTTAATTTCTGCGGCGCGCTCTGGCGATTTGGCTAATGCCGTCTTGACCTTGTCAATTGTTCCGGTTGATACGTGGGCGCGTTTCGCGATGTCGGCGACTGTTAATTCCGTATTTGGTACGGAATTCTTTTTTGGTCGGCCAGCACCAGTTCGCCACTCGTACATTTTGAGCACAGCCATAGCGCGCTGTGACGCCGTCAGACTGCGCCGCGTATGGCGATCATTAACCAGCGCTTCAGCCGCCTCAATGGTGCCGCCAAACGTCACGAATGACCCCGCAACGCCCGCCGACTCGCACGCTTGGTAGCGATGCCATCCATCAAGGATTTGACCGTCCATGAGTGTTATGGGCTCGCGCAGCCCGTTGCATCCGATGGAGCACACCAGCGCATCAAAGTCGTCGCGCGCCATGTCAGGCCATGCAGCGCTGAGCGGGTGACGTTCGTATGTTTTCATTGAACCATTGCCTTCATATCGTTGGCATCCATCACGGCCACAGTCAAGCCGCCGCCCTTCATGGGGTTGCCGTAGGCCACCGAGAGACGGCGCACCTGTTTGTCATTGGTGTAGGCCACGCCTTGAAGGGCATCAAGCACCGGCTTGATCGGGTTATCCAGATCAAGACAGGTTTTGGATGCACTGCCGTCTTTATTGCTGCGCGGGTGAAGCGTGATCACCACGATCACCGGGCCATCGACTAGCGGAATACCAGCGGCTCTTGCCAGCTTCGCGGCGTTGCCCTTGAAATTGGCTGCCTCAGCGGACAGCACCATTCGCCCGCCGAAGCTTTTCCACATCCGATTGGCGCTCGGCGGATAGGGCAGCAGCACCGTTGGCATTACTGGCACCGGCACCACGCGCCCGGTCTTCGAGCCGCTCGATCCTGCGCAGTTGGCCTTGTATTCGGCGATGGATATGCGGGAGGTCATGTTGCGCGCGCCGCTTTCTCTTTGACGTATGGCTTATTAAATGCATCAACGATTGCGCGGTACAAGTTAGCCATATCGTCGTCCAACTCGTTGACATCAAATCCCGGAAGCGCGTGAATCGCCCGAAGAATCGCGCGACGCGATACTGGCCTCGTCTTTGGCGCGTCGTTGAGTACGTCGCGCAACGTGTCCAATACACCTTGACGCCAGACTGTTATCCGCCCATCTTTCGCGGCGCTCATGTGTTTAGAAAAATCGGTGGCTTTCATTGCTGACGTACCTCAAGATGAGAGTGGGTCACCCTGGCAAGGCGCACAAAAATGACCGCAGCATCTTTGGTCGCATAGGACTGGGAAAGCGGCAAAACCTTCGGTGGCTTACCGGCCTTTTTTGCTTTTTCTGCAACGGCAATTGCACAGCCGTAAACGACGAATCCAGACTTCATTTGGCAATCCCGCCTGTATCAATCCCGAGATTCCCCCGGTTTAATCCCGCGATTCCAAGTGTTGCGGCCACGTGTGCCATGGTGCGAGACTGATATTCATCCGGCCCATAGGCCGAAGCCAACAGGATCGTTCGCATGTACTCGGACAGCGCCATTCCCACGGTTGCCGCCTTCTCTTCGAGGATTTCTTTCGCCTCGTACGGAATCATCGTTTCGATTCGCTCGGAGTTCTTTCCGAATGCAGCGATGCCCGCTGATTTGGCGGTGCGAGACAGTGCAATGTCGGTCATGTCCGACTCCAAGAAAATGCCGACGCCCGGTAAAGAGCGTCGGCCAAAACACGTGCCGAAAGGAGGTAAAGCGGCACGATTGATCGCCCGAGCGGGTGCAGCAGGCAAACATTGGAGCCAAGGTCGCGTGAGTTGCGACCTTTGCATTGATCGGTCTTCATGTCGTGGCGCTCGCTTCTGCGTCCTTGGACTCAACCATCAAATGCGTCAGAAAAATATGTGGGTTATCTACCTTCACCTTCGCTGGGATTCCGCGCTCTATCCAGTTGTGGACGCGTTGCGTTCCCCCATCGCTTTCATAGCCAAGCAATTCGGCCACCTTCGCGGGGCCGCCCAATGCTTTGATGATTTCTTCGTCGGTTGGCATGGAAACGTCGCAATTGAGGAATTAGCCGATATTAAACACCATGTTTACTTTTAATGCAACTCATCACGTTTAACACGCAGCGTTTAGTTGGACACACAATTCACCGGATGACAGATTCGCAACACCCTTCAATGCGACGGCTTTTAGAAGCAGCGGTTGCAGCTCGCGTTATTGATGATCCAGATGCGCACGGCAGCATCGCCGCCCTTGCTCGCAAATTGAACAAGTCGGATCAAGTGCTACGCAATTGGTCTGCTCGTGGAGTTTCGAACGAAGGAGCGCTGGAGGCGGCTGGAATACTCCACTCGGATGCGAATTGGGTGCTAAACGGGATTAAGCCACCTGACCAGCGCATATTCCCGCCCAGCATCATTGCCGGAGCAGTTTCCGTTGCGCAATTCAGCGTTCAAGAGCCGCGCAGCAAATATCTAGATGACGTGGTGATCACGCAATACGAGACCGGCGGCAAGATGGGGCATGGCTTGGTGCTGCGTGATCAGCCAGGCGTCATAGAAAACTGGAAAGTTTCGATCGAATGGGCGAGAGCCAACATTCCACCCTGCACCGGTTATTCCAACCTGCGCATCGTCACCGGCTACGGCGATAGCAACAAGGGGCTTTATAACTCTGGTGATCCGCTGATCGTTGACGTTGGAATTACCGCGGTAGACCGTGACGCCGTGTTCTTTTTTCGCGTCGGGGACGAGGGATACATCAAACAGCTACAGCGCATACCTTCGTCAGACGGGCTGCGCATTAAAGTAAAGTCGTTCAACGAGCGCTACGACCCGTGGTGGATTGAACCCAGCATGGATTTCGAGGTTTTTGGATTGGTGTTGAAAGTATGGCAAGGACAAAACTTATGATCCACCACCAACGTCGCAGCCAAATAGCACATGCTTGATGCCGCAACCACGATCATTGCAATGCTGACCATGGCGGCAATCGTCATCGGCGGGTTTCGTTGTCTCGATTTGTTTACCGATTACTCAACCAAAAGCGGCGGCGCGGAATTTCGCCAGAATATGGGTCGCGCTGCATGGGCTGTGGGTTGCGCGCTTGTCGGCGCAATGCTGCTGTATTACTTGATGGAGGAACGTAACCAACGGCGCGCCGTTGAATATCGAAACGCTCGCGCCGAAAAACTGGCTGAGCCTCCAACAATCCGCAAGTTTGGCGGCTACGTTTGCGGAGCAAGTTGCAAGGCGCATCGCGCAGGCTGGCTTGCCGCACGAGATAGCAGAACGACCAACGTCCGAGACTGCGACACCTATGCTGAAGGTGATCGACGGCATGCGGAGGGCTGCTACGTCTGGGTGCGCGACAGGGACGTAGTGCTGGAGCCGCCTGATCTTTCCGATGATAGCGACGGGCGCTATCGTTCTCGTTAGCCGCTTCACTGAAGCGTGCTCATTCTTCTACCACCCACGAAAGGCACCCATGAAAACACTCGCTATCATCGTATGTGCAGCATTCAGCATTGCCGCCGCCGCCCCCGAAGCTAAAGGCTCGGGCGGCAGCAGGGCCAACGGCACGGGATCAAAGGCCTCGTCAACCGTGGTGCGCGGACACGTCACGAAAAAAGGTGTCTATGTTGCGCCACATCGCCGCACCACGCCGGACGCAACCACGCGCAACAACTACAGCGCCCCAGGCAACTACAACCCCAATACTGGAAAAACCAGCAAGTAGCGCACCATGGTTCAAGGACTCATCCTGGTGGGTGCCTTTTTTCTGTTAAGGTCGATATGGAAATCTGACCTCAACGATCCGACTAAGTGGATTGTGAGCGCTATCGTAGTGACGCTTGCCCTGTTTGTCATTGCGGTAGCCGGAAAAATGTAGGGCTACCACCCCGCCCCTAGAAACACCCGCTTCGGCGGGTTTTTTATTGCCCGCGCTTTCAAATTAAACGCCACTCTAAACAAAACGTTTGACATTAAGTTAAACATAGTGTTTAATTCTCTCAACGCGTCACCAAGACGAAGTAACTACCCGAAACCCGAACAAGTGGCCCCGGCCACTCTCGCAAGAGGCGGAAAAGCGACACGGTAGCCAGATCGACGGTTTGTAACGGTGACTTGC